CTTAACTGGTTCAATAGCAACGTCTACATATAGTTCGTTTCTATCAATCCTAACTGGTGTGTTGTTTGTTTCATCACATACAACAACATAGTCATTTAGGGCTCGCTTTGCAACTAGGTCATTACATAACTGCTCAACTAATTGCTTGATTTCGTCTCTAGTTAACTTGTCATTTGGCTCAAACACAAATGGTTTTGCTAATGTGTTTAAGTTGGTTCTCATGTAAACAACAAGTCTAGCAACGTTAATTCTATCAAGTGAGCTTGGTGCATTTGCATCACGTGTTTTCTGACCGTATACTAATAAACCAATACCTGGTAAGAATGTGATCGGATTAATTTTGTTTTCGTAAAGTGTGTCTCTTACACCTTCCGTTAATCCTGCTAATGTAAATTCTCCAGTCGAAGCATTCACGTAGCCTAACTGAGTTGCGTTGTCAACTAATCCACGTTTTGTACCTGCTGGTGCAAACCAAGGGAAGCTCACATCGTCACTTCTAATCATTGTACGTAATGCCATGTGACTTGGTGGAACAACAATTGTACTACCAGTTAAGTCAGTGCTTTGTGCCGCTGGATAGTAAACACCAACGTAAGCATTATTAACTGTTGCACCTTCGCCTGCCCAAGTACCAGTGTTGTTGTTATAATTACTGATCTCTGTGGCTGTTGGAGCAAGTCTCATTGGTGTGTCTGCAACAACAAACGCTGTATTACGTCTATCATTATTTAGACTTACCATATTTGACGTAAGCTCTTCATAACCAGGAGCGGCGATCAAGTTATAAACTTGTTGCTCTTCTCTAATCTCTGTATTGCTGTCTAATGCTGACTTCATAGCGGCAACAACTGTTTGTCTAACTGCTTTTCTGCCCATGTAAGGTGAACCGTCTGACTTGTTACCTGCCTTTGATACCCAAGCATCTTTAATTGTTGGTAAACTAGCTGAGAAGTCGTCTGCGTTAAAGTAATCGTTCTTAAACTCTTTAACATTGTAGCCGCTTCTGCGTGTGTTAAACAACAACGTACCTCTTGGATAAAGTGCGGCACTTGGAACATCTAAGTCTGTATAGTTAGATGTTAACAAATCCGTAATTAATGGCAAATCACCAGTAATTGGATTTGTTGTACCGTCTGTGTCCCATCTTGCATCTGCAAACAAAATGCCGTTTTCAGATGTTTGATCGCTGTTGTCAATTAGTGTCCAGTCTGCATCACCAGCATCGTATCTGTAAAGTGCGGGATAGTTCTCTAAATCACTTGTGTTAATCCAAAGATCACCATTTACAAGTGCTGTACCATCTGACTGTGCAGTTGGCTCGCTTGCACTAACTAGAACACCTTCTGGGTCTGTTGCTGTTAAGTCATAACCCCTAGCGTCAGCGGCTAGTGTCTGATAACCTTTCCAGTCAGTACCATCATGTATCATAACGTCTACATCGTCTACTGCATTGTAGTACCAAAGTGTTCCAGTTACTGGATCTGCACTTGGTTGCGCTGTACTTGCTGTATATGTTAATGGAATCCAGTTACTTAAAATTAAGTCTGAACTGTTACCTTCTCTAACATTTGCAAGTGCAGTTGTAATACCAGCTGTTGTTAAAGGTGTGCCTGATGTATTCTTTAATACAATAACACCACCTGCAGTGTGTTCAATAACAAGTTTACCTGAGCTATTAACACTTGCTGTAACATTGCTTAAGCCTAATGCTAAAATATCAGTTGCTAGGCTGGCTGCATCAGTACCACTTAGTGTAACTGTTTGCGCTGTACTTAATGTTGTGCTGTTAGCAAGACTTTGCTGAATAGTAAATGTGTTACCGCTAGTTAATGTAGGGTTAGCAACACTACCTGTAACTGTTGTGTTGCCGGTTGCTTGACGTTTGAATAACTTATATGTTGCTGAGTCATCTTCTAATACGTCGTACTGTACATAAACACTTCCTGCACCAATGTTTTTGCCGCCGCCAGTAGCATCTAAAGTTTTATTTGCTGACTGGTCATTCTCGTATACAGGTGCGCTTACTGCCGTAAATGCATCAGTTGTGCTAGAGTATAAACTAACATCAAAATTAGCACCAACGTTAGCAGTAGTTGTCTTAAACCAAACACTACCAGTTGGTCTAGGCGCCGCATCATTGGTCTTCCAAGTTGGAACACTTGTGTGCGCTCCATGCGAAACTGATGGTCTGTAGTATGCTCCTGCTGTAATACCTAAATCAGTTAATGGAGTACCTGTGCCGTTACTAATAGCAATAGCACCGTCTGCTGTACTACCATCTGATGATGCAGTTGAATCTGCAAAAATCTGTAAAATACCACTTGAGTTGTATGCGCTGACACCAGTAATTGCCGCTGTTGTGATATCGCTCACAACACTATCAACAGTTGTACCAGTTAATGTAACTGTTGAACCGTTAATAATAATAGCATCTGTCGCTGTCATTGTTGGGCTAGATTCTGTAGCACTAACTGTTGGGCTAGAGGTCATCCAACCTGTACTTCCAACTAATACCCAAGTATTGTTATATTTCTTAAGGTATATTGGATTGTTTGTATTTGTTGTTACCACAGCATAATCGCCGATGTTACCAATACTTGTTTTCGGTACACCGCCTGTTAAGTCTGATGTGCTGGTAATAACTCTAGGTACTTTATTTGTGAATGTTTGTGTTGCTGAGTTCCATTCAAAAATGCCCCATAGTGAATCTGTTAAATCTAACCAGTATGTTGCATTAGCAGGGCTTCCAGTAGGACGTACTGTAGTACCAACTAATTCTGCCGTGTTAACATTTGCTCTAATCATGTAAACTCTATTGGATACACCTAATAAACTATAAGCCGTCATTAGTCCATATTCATTGATATCGTAACCATGAATTGGTGTACCTGAACTTGTCTTATAGAAAGTAGGAGTACCGAATAGGCTTGTAAGTTCTCTCTGGCTTGTTGCGGCTACTAGCTTGCCGGCGTTTGCGGCTGTAGTTGCTGTAGCAGTTGTTCCAGAGGGATTCAATTTGTCCTGTGCTGTCGCTATTACGATTAGGGGTATAGTACCTAACGCATTTGGCGCATAGTTACTCTCATCAGTAACTGTTACTTCTACTCCAGGTGAAATTAATGCCATCGTAGTAATCCTCAATAAGTTAATTATTAGTATTTATTGAATATGCCTAAAATGGGCTCTATTAAATGCCCTTTTAAAGGTATCTATTAAATAAGTACATGCAACGTAGAATCTGTCCCGCTTGTAATAAGAATCAAGTGGCTGTAAACTATAAAAAGAATGATAAAATCTATTATCGAACAAGGTGTGATACTTGTATTAGACGTAATAGAAAAGAGCCATCAAAAATACCTGCTTGGCATAGATCGGGGTATAAGAAAAAAAGTATTTGTGAAAAATGTGGATTTAAGTCTAAGACCAAAGCACAAATTATGGTCTGGCATATCGATGGAGATTTAGGCAACAATAACAAAAGCAATCTTGTTAGTGTTTGTCTAAACTGTGGTGTTGAAGTAAGTGATATGAAACTAGGATGGCGTCCTAGTGGGGTACTACCAGACTTCTAAGAACATCGTACAGTTCATCTATACTACCGTTGTTGTGTACAGTATAATTAAAGCCTACTCCTGCCCATGCCCATTCACTTATATGAACTTTATAATAATTCGTCATTAGGTCTAATGCTTCCTTATCTCCCTTATTGGCTTCAATAGCGATCTCGTACCATTCAGGATCTTCTCCACGTTTAACACAAAGTACTTTACCTCCTAAGTCTTTGATCATTTTTATTTCGTTAGGAAATCTACAATCCGTAATAACTGAATCGTCTTCACTATTTCGCAGTTTGTTTTCTAAACTTGCAATCCAAGTGTCGTCGTGAAAACTTTTACGAACAACTTCGGTACCCCATTGCTGTAATACATATCTAGGAGTAAGATTAGGTATGCCTAGTCTTTTTGACCACCATTCGTCAACTTGTTCACGCCATTGACGAGCCACAGACGTGCGTCCTTCCACAAGATCTCTATCCCAACCAAATATTGTGCTAACAGCATCTTTAAGTGTGCCAGCAAAACTGTCACGTCTGTAACCATGAAAATTTACCAAGTAGTCTGCAATCGTGTCTTTACCTGAACCGATAAGTCCTACGATGCCTATAATTTGTTTTTGCATCTAGTTATTATAAACTAAAGTTGTATTGAAGTCTAGCCCGTAACCCACCACATTGGCTGAGTTCCAGTCATATTGTTTTGCAGTTCAAGTTCTAATGTTTGCATTTCTGCGTTTGCTTCACCTTTAAGGCTTGCTCCGTTTAAACTTGTACCACCTTGTGGACCTGCAATTTGTGCAAACTTTTCTCTTGCTTCACCTAACATGTGTTTTGCCAGTGATAGTGAGTAATCCTGTATCCAAGGAAAAATCATATGGTCGTTAAGAATAGTAACGTCTGGTTTAAAGTTATAGCACCAAAGTAATACATCCTCACCGTCTTGTGGGATCTTACGCACAATTGTAAGTTTCTTTGTGCTTCTGTCAAATGTAAAGTTTATAAAGCCACCAAACATTTTCATTGCTAATTCTTGGTATTGTGTAAACAACTCATAGTTTAACAAACCGCCAACTCTACCAGCAACTAGCATATAGGTGTTTAAGTAACCACTAGCAAAAGGCTCAAACTGGCTAGCAGTAGTACCTGTTACACTACCAATACCACGTCTAAACACTTGACGTACTTCTTGTATTTCACTAGGCAATGTGTACTCTTGTTGCTCTTTGTTAAGACTTAAAAAAGCATAACTTTCTTCTTGAGAGTTTTCTGCTCTCTGTCTATATCGTGTTAATGACCTATTAATAGCAAGGTCATAGTGCTCTTTATCAAGTTCTACATCAACCATTTGGCCGCCTAGACGTAGGTTAATGTATTCCTCTATTTCTTGTCGCTTTTCAATAAGTGTGGCCATTTTTTAATCCTGTTACATGTATTTATTGTACATG